TAAACAGTCCTGAAGAACTTGAAAAAGGTGACGAAGTCCTTAAAACAGACAATAACTGTACCTTTGTAATTGGTGTGCATAGCATTATGTTTTTAGTTGGTACAGAAATTAATTACAAAAAAGATATAATTGGATCTATGTTTGAAGTAAACAATCCAAACGCACAATCAGCTTGTGGCTGTGGTGTTAGTATAAACTTCGACAAGATGTTAGATAACGATATAGAAATATTGGAGCTCAAATAAAATGGCAAAACAACAAATTGACATTGGTGTACAAGGTAACGATGGCACTGGTGATAGTATACGTGAATCTTTTCGTAAAGTAAACGAAAACTTTTCTGAACTATATGCAGTCTTTGGTATAGGCGGACAGATATCGTTTACAGACTTGAGCGATACTCCTAACACATACGAAGGTAATGAAAACAAATTACCTATAGTTAAAGCAGATGGCAGCGGTTTAAGTTTACTTGAGTTTGCATCCGATAGTGCATTGTCAAGTGTTAATTCTGATACTATTGGCTTTGATTTTAGTGTAGACGGTAAAGTTATTTTAAGACAGCTAGTTTCTAAAGTTTCAAACGATCCTGCTCCAACACTCAGTGGACCTTTAGATGCTGCTACACAGCCCATTGCCAACGTAACTGTTGACCAAGATGCGATTAACTATTTTAATGATGTTCATGGTACAAATTTAGAAATAGGTTCTCTTGTTATCAACAAGCAATATGCTGACAGAAATTATCAAGAAAAAACAGAAGCTGGCGGAGGCGCTAGATTAGCAGACGAACCTACCACAACAAGCCAATATACTATTACCGGAACTTCGTACTCTACTGGATATTTTAGAGTAGCAGGCGGACACGGATTGACAGCAGCATTCAATGGTGCTGCTTTTGTCTTCAATAGTACTGGAGACGATCCGCTTAATCTTGTAAGCGGAACAACATATTATTTAGGAATTGTAAATACTACTGATTTGGGTTTATATAGTTCAGAATCAGATGCTATTAATTTAAATGCAAGACTTATAGTGAGCGGCGGCAGCGGCGTTCATACATTATTAGATGCTGCATTTGATGAGGATCTAGATGGAAATTGGTTGAGCAACATTGCACTTCCTCGTAAAAGCATTGTTAGAAGACAAGGCGACAGAATGGAGGGTGCATTAAATTTATTTGATCATCCTGGAGAATTAGCAGGTACAGGTTTACCTTTTGGCCCTGATGACTTGCAAGCTGCTACAAAATTATATGTTGATAGTAATGCGGCTACAAGTAAAGTTAATATTTTTGTTTCAGAAGCTTCGGGCGACGATAGACAAACTTATACTCCTATAGGCAAAGAAGGCAGAAATCCTGCTTATGCTTATAAAACGATAAATGCTGCTGCTCGTAAAGCAGAAGAAATAATGATTGCTGCTCCAAAAGAACCTGGTCCGTACATGCAGACCATGACCTTTAATCAAGGTGAGAATTTTGCAGAAATTAACGCAGCAGGCATTACTAGTTTGATTGCTCAGCGTAGCAATGCTAGAACACTAATTGTAAACAACAAAGAGTTTATTTCAAAAGAAGTTACTGCATATATTAATGCTACCTATCCACAGTTTGCGGACAAATATAATCAAGAAACATGTCAGCGTGATGTAGGTTTAATTCTAGATTCAGTATCTCTAGATGCATTACTAGGTAATAATGCAAACTATCTATCAAGATATGCAGGTTTGAGATATTATTCTAATGTAAGTGCACAAAAAGCAATAGGATCACAAAAAGCCTATACTGTTGCAGGTATTGAATACGCAAAAACTATTGTTAGAGATTATATTTTAACTAATACTCCGGTCCCTACAGCGTATCAAAGTAGAGTACCCCAGTTTATAGATGCAGCAATTATTCCAGACGCACTAGCAGATAATTCTATTTCTGCTAAGTTTGATATAGTTTTACAGGTTATAGATGACGGGCCTTTACAGGCACCTACTATAGTTGACGGAACTACAACATATAAAATTAATATAGGTAACGGTAACTTTGGATTTATTGATCAAGCAAATCCTGCTAATACAGATATTATTCCAGGTAAGGTGGTTAGAGGTAAGAGTTCAGGTGCTATAGGTAGAATTATTGATTACAAACACGAATCAGGAGACAGACCTGTAGATATTTCCGAAACAGACGAAATTGAAATACAATTACTTGAGCCAGTAGAATTTGAATCTGGCGAAGAATTAGAATATGGTAATATCGTAAATCAAACACAGATTAGTATTAGAATTGAGTCGGGCATTTACGAAGAAGATTTGCCTATAAGAGTTCCGCCTAATGTTTCTGTTAAAGGTGACGAATTTAGACGAGTAATTGTAAGACCAAAAGATCGTGTATCACAATCACGTTATGCAAACACATTCTTCTACAGAGATACCGAGTTTGACGGGCTTATTCTAGGTAAATCAAATATTGAAACAATAGATTTTACAGCAAGTGCAGATGCGCAAAGAACTGCCGGTACTTACACAATTACAGATACTCAGTATACTACAAATAAAATAGGAAGCGATGCAATATTCAGTATAACAGTTGACGGCACTGGTGCTGTTACAGACGTTACTGTAACTAATGCTGGTAAAGACTTCCAAGCTAACGAAATTATAAGTGTACCTGATGTTGCTTTGGGCAATAATGGTGCTGCACAATATAATTTTACTGTGTTAACTGTCCCTAACGGTATTCAGTATGTAAATCCGTTGTCAAATAATGTAGACGGTTACTTTGGTAATCACTACTTACTGAAGCCTAATAAACTTAAAAACGTAGGTGCCGGATACGAAAATATCGGATCTTGGGAAACTGCTGCCCTTGCACTCATAGACAATAGAGAATTTATACAAGAACAAGTTGTAAACTACGTTGAAACAACGTATCCTGCATTGATAGGATCTGCGTTATACGGACGTACAAAATGTTCAAGAGACACAGGCCTAATTGTAGATGCACTTGTAAAGGATTTACGCAATGGCGGCAACGAATTTGCATTAGAAGCACAAGGAGAATATTATGCTGGTGCTGTCAAAGCAGGTTCTGAAACAGAAACACAAGCTGGTATTTTACACATTTATACTCTTGCAGCTGATATTATTAGAGGTGTATCTCCAACAACGTTGTATGGACCAAGTGCGGCTGCCCCTCAACCAGGAGTTAACTTAGATTATGCATTTGATATTTTCAATGGTGACGGAGACCCGGGTGGATGGGAAGCTGGAAAAATATATCGCTTAGGTAATGTTGTAAAAGAAAATATTCAAAGTGAAGACCGTTACTATATTCCAACAATAGAACATACTTCAGGAAGTACTTTTGACGCTACGGAAATTTTGTTGTATTGGAGACAAGTTGATGGCCCAGCTACAGTAATACAAAATCTTATAGACACTGTAAAGTTTGCATTTAACGCAGAGTATAATCCACCACTTCGCAATGACGATATGGATGTGTTCTTAATGAACGATGCTACAATTTTGCGTAATGTTACAGGACAAGGACATGGCGGTTTCCAAATGGTTTTGGATCCAGAAGGACAAGTACTTACAAAGTCTCCTTATTGTCAGACAGGTACAGGATTTGCTAGATCGTCTAACAAGCAAGCGTTTAGAGGTGGATTGTTAGTTGATGCTTTTGTAGGCAATAGTGCAGTACAAGCTGTTTCACGTGTAGACGGAAATCCGTTTAGATTATCCATACAAAGTTTAGGTTCGCAAACAGAACCACAAGGCTTATTTGTACGCAGACCTGAAACCCCTAGTGTGTTTTATATTGATGGAAGACGTTTCCAAGTTAACGCTGTTACTAACTATGATAAAGCATTTGGCACAGCAGAAATAATACTTTCTCCTGACAGTAACGGTGGAGAAGGCTTTACAGGGTTAACAAGTTCATTATCTACTGGTGTTAATTTGACAGATTTATCGACTCCGATTGATATCACTTTGCAAACAGCTGGTAACAGAAGTATGCTAGGTAATGACTTTACACAGATTAATGACAAAGGTTACGGGCTTGTTGCTGTAAATGGTGCGCTATCTGAAATGGTTAGTATGTTTACATACTACTGTCACACATCGTACTATGCCAAAAACGGCTCAGAGATTAGATCATTAACAGGTTCAAGTTGTTATGGTGAATACGGCCTTGTTGCTGAAGGTAGTGATCCAAACGAAATTCCAGACGCTATACAATTAACACAAGATATGGTAGAGCCAGCTAAAACATTTAGTGCTGATGTAATTTTAGATTTAACAGGACCCGTAATACTGCAACAAGGTGATATTCTTACACAGGCTAATACTCTAGCATCAGGAACAGTAGCAGTAAGTACAAGTCAATTAGATGATAGCGTTGCATCTCCAGTAGGGGATAGAACAATTTATCTTACAGATACTAGTGGTGCGTTTGATACTACAAATCAACTTAGTATTACTGGACCGATTACTGGAGATTCAACAGTCACAGCGTTAGGTGCTAGTAGTATACCTCTTAGAGTAGATAGTACTGGATTTGGTAACGATAGATTAAGCTTATTTTTATTTGCTTATGACTTTAAAGAAAACCCATCTAATAGATCAGAGTTTGATATATGGCAACCTAGTGTACCAGCATTTGCTAGATACGAAGTTGCAAATACATCTCCGACTGGAGTAACATTCCAACAACACAAAAATATAGGTACAGAAGTAGCGTTTGCTTCTTCTACTACAGATAATCCTTTAGCATCTGGATTTATTGTAAATATCAATAGAACAATCAAATTTGGATATCAAGCAGAAATTGTTAATGGTGGCGCAAATTATACTGTAGGGGATACATTTACTGTAAGCGGTGAAGACTTAGCAGGCGATACTACTGAAAACGATGCGATGATTACAGTTACCAGTATAGATGACAGTAATGTTGTAACTGGAGTGTCTATTACTGGATCACCATTTGTAGATAGTTTTACTCCAATGTATGATGGTAAGGTAAGAAAACTTAACTTCTCTACTAGTGATGCACAGTTTAGTACAAATGGACTTTTAGCAGATATTGGATTTGGTGAAAGAATCAATTATAGACGCAACCAAACACATATCATTTCAGATTTTGCTAGACCAGATGTACTTACTATACGTCCAAGCACTGCTGTTATATTTGATGAGAATCCAAGCTTTGTTTATAGATCAATTAGTTTCTTAACATCAGATAGCTTAGGCAACGAATTAGAAGGGGATCAGTTACAGTCTGGATTTGATTCAACATATGATTATATTAGATTACTTGTCGAAACTTCTAAAGCACAAGAAACTGTACTTTCTGGTACAGGCACAACAAAGGGCGGAACGATTGGTGATACTGTTATTGCGTTACAGCCTACACTAGATGACAACGAAATTTTTAGATTAAACAATAATGCTAGAACTGATGTAGCAAATAGACCCGTAGGTTGGACTGTTGACTCGTTACAAGAAGCACCAATTATGACCTGGGAAGGCAAAAAGTTTTATGCATACAATGCAAGAGGTGTAGATGAAACAGATACTATTGTACCGATAAGTGAAGATAATTCATATGTTATTGTAGACATTGAAGCATTTGATAGTATTAACCTTGAAGATTTTGCACAGCCAGGTCCTACGCTAACTCCAGGTTTACCTAGCCCTGTAGTATTAGGAAGTGAAGTAGTAACAATTAGATGTGGATTACAAGCAGGTGCAACTGGTACTGTTACTGTAAACATTTCAACTTGTCGTGCTACATCACATGATTTCTTAGATGTAGGTTCAGGAGGATTTAACGAATCAAACTATCCTACAGTTATTTTTGGTGAGCCAGCTGAGAAAGATCAAGCTAAAGAAGTTGACGAGCGTGGTAAAGGGCGTGTGTTCTATGTGAGTACAGACCAAAACGGTATCTTTAGAGTTGGTAGATTCTTTAGTGTAGACCAAGGTACTGGTACAGTTACATTTAGTGCATCACTTGCACTTTCAGATGTTGACGGACTAGGATTTAAACGTGGTGTTGTTGTTACTGAGTTTAGTACAGACACAGCAATGACTGATAATGCTGCTGACACGGTCCCAACTGAACTTGCTGTACGTGGTTATGTAAACAGACGCTTAGGATATGATGTAACAGGTGCTCCTGTTGCTAACAAACTAGGGCCAGGTGTGCTTGCTCCTAACGGTGCTGTTCCAATGACAGACGATTTGAACGCAGCAGGTAATACAATTACAAATATCAAAACACCAACTACTGATTCAGACGCTGCTACGAAGGCATATGTAGACGACGGACGCGGTGCAACAGACGAAATTTATAACTTGCGTAGTGTTCAATATCAAAGTTTTGACCAAGACCAATTATTAGTTTCAACACAATATAAGAAATTATTTGTGCTAGAGTCGACTGTCATAAACGGACCGTTTGCCAGAGGTAATATAATCACTGGTAGTGTAACTGGTGCTACAGGAACAATTGTAGATGTACAATCAGTATCAGGGTTTGAAGGTAATTTAGTAGAAATTACATATACTCCAACAACTGGAATATTTAGTGATGGTAAATTGCCAGATCCTCCTGGAGTATCCCCTAACCCAACTCCAGACGTCTTGTTAGTATCTGGCGGTGCTGAAGGCAGAGTAATCGATGGCCCAGTTGATGAGTGGGCTAACGGTGTGCTTAATGCAGCTAGTGATATAACAATATCTACAAACAAAGAAATTACAGAAGCAGGCGGCGTGGTTACAGATCGCTTTACTACAATTAATTTACAAATTAGACCAAATACAATTGTAAATGATGATGTAAACGGTACTGCAAACATAGCTCAAAGCAAGTTAAATCTTAATGCAGCTTCGACAAGAGCTAATGATACAGGCATCACGCAAAACGATTTGGGTGTTTCAACATTTGACAGCGATGTGTTTACTACTAGCAACGGTTGGACTACTATTGCTAACGGACAATTATCATTACGGAAAATACAACGAATCAATGATGGATTTGTATTAGGCAACTATAGCGGAGATAGTTCAGATAATGATATTGATCAAATCTCATTTGCAACTGTTGTATCAGAAGGCGGCGGTATAGGCGATGCTGATTTAGTTTCAACTGTTGCAGCAGGTGTTGATCCAGGCGAAGCTGTTATTAAGACAGGACAAGGCTCATATGCTGTAAGTAATGTTACTATATCAGGCGAAATTAATAGTATACTAAAAACAGATGCAAATGGTAGCATACAAGCAAACTCGTTAATACTTGGTGGTGATAGCAGTTACGAAGTTTTAACACTTGACGGAACTACTGTAATATTAAAAACGCCTTCACAAGGTGAAATATTAAGAGCTGCTGGCGGCGCTGCCGCGGTTGGTGTAGAAGGCCAACCAGGATATGTTGCACCTACTTTCCCAGAATTACAAATAAGCGGAAGTATAAACATAAGTGACACCGGAGTTGCTGAAAGTTCTCTACAGAGTTTATCAAACTTTAGTGGGGAAAAGGTATTAGGTGTTGATTGGATTTACAGTAGCTTTATTGAAGCAGCTGGAGAAAAAGGAACAGCATCAACTGGTATAGCAATTGGTGCAGACACTGGTGTTACAGTCACAGGACAAGTAGGAATAGTTGTTGCTGATTCAGCTACGAGTAGTTCAGTATTACCATTAATTATAGATAGTGCTAAAATTGCTCCAGATACTAATAATACATATGATATTGGTACAGCGTCACTAAAATACAAAGATATTTACGCAACAACATTCCGTGGTACTGCAACCGAAGCTTACTATGCTGACTTGGCAGAAAACTATAATGCTGATGCAGAATACGAACCAGGTACAGTACTTGTATTTGGCGGAGATGCAGAAGTAACTACAACATCATCTAGAGCTGATCGTAGAGTTGCAGGCGTTGTATCAACAAATCCTGCATACTTAATGAACTCACATGCCGAAGGTGACAATGTCGTTGCACTAGCACTACAAGGTCGTGTGCCTTGTAAAGTAATTGGCAAAGTAGCTAAAGGTGATATGCTAGTAGCAAGTGCAGTTCCTGGATATGCAATGGTGGACAATGATTCAAAAATAGGTACAGTCATAGGTAAGGCTGTAGAAACAAAATTAGATCTTGATAAAGGTGTAGTTGAAGTAGTTGTAGGGAGACTATAATGGACCAAAAGGATATAAAAAAATTAGTATCAAAGGGTGCTGCATCAGTTTCCTTAGATACGAAAAATCCGCAGACTAGGCAAGTTATTGCTACTGCTGGCAAATTAAGAATACAAGTAGCAAAAGGAGATCCTAATGGCGCAAAAAATAATTGATCTAGGAACAAGTCCTAATAAAGGTGATGGCGATCCGTTACGTACAGCTTTCACAAAAATTAACGACAACTTCTCAGAGTTGTATACCGGATCTCCAATTGTACCACAAGATCTAAGAGGTAGTGTATTTGGAGACGATAGTACTTTACTTGTAGACGGCGTTAACAGTTCAATCCCAAAAGCAAATATTGAAGATAGCACAAATTGGGATACAGCATTTGGTTGGGGTGATCATAGTACA